ATTAGCAAATGAATCTAATGCACCATTTGGATCACGACTTCTGACTTGTAAATGAACTCCTTTAGCACCAATAACATTATCTGTATAAACATTGATAAATCTTCTTGCGTAAGCATTATTTCTTGCTAAATCTCTTGCTCTATTTCTTAAAACTCTCAAACTTTGTTTTATTTCAGTATCAGCAGACTTTGAAGTTTGAATAAAATTACTTAATAATCTATTTGTACCAGCACCAGAATAAAAAGACCTTTTATTTCTTCTTCTGAATAAATTTCTAATTCGTTCAAGATATGTCATTAAATTGTACCTTTACTACTCTGCCTGAACCCTCATTGTTACCAATTCTAAATTCAGCAACTTCTTGTTTATATTCTGCTCTATAATAATCTCTCCACCTTAATAATTCTTCAACAGTTAATTTATTAAGTGAACGTCCAGCTATTGAATAACTTGAAACATCTGCATCTGCTCTATTTTCTAATATGCTCTCAATTTTATCAAGCATAACTTTAGCATGACTACGAGTATCTCCAGTAGTTGCAAAAAAATTATCTTTAACAGTTAGTTTGCCTGAATCTATAACTAACTTTTCACTATCGCTTGTTTGAATAACTTTTAAAACCCAAAAATAATCTCCAGCAGTATAACTAGCTGTTGCTGAATCATCTAATGTAAATGTATATTCTGTTCCTGACTCTGTAACTGTTGCTGAAAATCTTGTTGAACCATCAGTTTCTAATGATGCTTCCCAAACCATTGAATGACTTGATGGTGCATAATCAGCACCTACGTCTGTTCTTTTCCAAACGATTGTTTCTCCTTTATAAAAACTTATAGGTTCTTTTTCTGGTATATCTGTAAATAAATTTGCCATATTAATTAATCATTCCACGATTTCACAAAATTACTATGCTTTTTATAATGTTTCAACCTATTTGGGTTGACTTTATAATCTGCTAGTGTTTGTGAACTGCTTTGTCTTTCAGAAATTTTATTCAAGTCTGCATTTAATAATGTAAAAGCTGACAACGCATACACTCTACAATCTAGTGCTTCATTTCGTGGTCGCATTAAAACCCATTCACGCCTTTTAAAACCCCTTCTATATTTTGTAACAACTTTTTCTGCTGTTAGCTGTCTGAAATATTCTTCTCCATATTTTTTAGGAAAATGACAATATCCAGCACCATAATCCTTTATCCTTAATCTCGCATATATCAATTCTTTTGCAGTATCAACGCCAATAGGAAATAAAGTTATTCTAGCAATATTATTTTTTGTAGGTCTGCTAATAATTGCTCGTCCTTCTCCACCTATACCTTTAATCGCAAATATTCTTCGTACATATCTTGGTTTGCAAAATTGATAAACTTGATTCGTATGGTGTCCACTATCAACACAAGTAGCAACGATTTTAAGTTTAGTCTTATTAGGTAATTCGTATGTTTGAGATAATACTAAATCTAGTTCTTGCCAAATATTAGGTGCTGATGGATCGCCATAAATAGTATGATAATCAATACTCCATGTTTCTTCATTTAATCCCCAACCTACTATTTCTACTTCGATTCTATCGTCCTGAATATCAACTCCAGCAGTTAGTAATATTACTTCGTTAGGAATCAAATAATCTTCACGTCTGTCATATAAACCTAAATCATCAATTCGTTCTCCTTCATCTTCCCACGTTTCTCCTAAATAGGTATTTACAAAGACTCTTAATGTTTCAGGTAATTTTTTTGCTCGTAAGAACTCTCCAACTGCTTCTTCCATTGTTACCCATACAGAATAAAGACCATTCAACCTAAAACCAACACGTCCATTAAATTTATTAGTCGCTTTCCATTGTCCTTTGCCAATATTTTTAATTCTTTCAATATCAGTCCATTTCTTTTCACAATGCACACATATATATCTAGCTGTTTCAGGTTTGTTCTTTTCCCATTGAACTTGCGACCACTTTAAAAATTGTTTCTTTCTGCATTTATGACATGGAACATAAAATAAACGCTTATCAGTATCTTCATAAGCAGACTCAATCTGACTTGCACCTTTAACAGTAGGTGTTGATGTTAAAACTAACTTACTATCCCAAAAAGTAGCACTTCTACGTTTAGCCAACATAACAGGATCGCCTTCACTTCCAGCAGTAGGTGGGTATCTATCTATCTCATCGCATAAAACAATCTTAATAGGTCGAGAAGCTAACGATGCTGGAGAGTTAGCACCACAAGCTGTAATGTGTCCACCATCAAATATCTTATGCAATACAGTATTACCTGAATCTTTACTTTTAACATCGGCAACTTTATATTTTAAAATTTCAGTATCTCTTATCATTGGAGCGAGTCTATCCTGACTCCAAGCACGAGCCATTTCTAAAGTTGGGTGGACAATTAATATGGGTGCTGGAGCATAATGAATATAGTAGCCGATGGCATTGAGAAGAATTTCAGTCTTACCTATTTGCGAACACGACATAACAACCACTTCATCAATAGATGGATCATTAATACTATTCATTATTTCTTTTTGAAATATGGCTCGACTGGTTTCAAATTTACCAGCTTCACTACTACTTTCAGTAGATAAGTATCTAAATTTATCTGCCCACTGACTTATTTTTAGGTGTGGCGGTGGTTTTATTAGACTCATTGTTTTTTGCCACACTTCTGTCATCGCTTGTGATCTCATAAAGTGCCTCATATAGTTTATCTTGAAGTATTAATTTAATTTCGTTAATATTTTTGACTGTAACAATAACTGGAGCAACCTTATTTGGTATTGAAAGCAATTTTTGTTTTATTTTGTGTACTAACTCTAACCAGGTGCGTTTTACTTCTTCTTTCGGTATTAATTCGCCTGTTGCCTTCATTTTTTCTATTTCTGCTATTTCTGCTTTGGCTTTAAGTAATTTATTTTTATTTTTTAATACTTCTTCAGCAGTAAAGTCGCCACCAGCTTTAGCTTTTAAAAAATCTATATATCCATGAACACTACTAACTAAATCATACTTACCACGTTCCGCTTTAGGTATAATATTATCTTTAGCGAGTTGTTGTACTCTACGTTCTGATAATTTTAAAAGTTTAGATATAGCTTCTATGTTAAATGAAGTAGCCATTATGGAATATACTTTCCAAGTGAATCTTCGCAATAATGAAAAAAAACTGTTTTATCTTTATGTTTATAAGAACCCCAAAGCTGTCCATTACCATCTTGATAATTTGGATTATCAACCCAAGTAGTATGTTTTTTAAATGCTTGTTCGCAAGTTACATCTTTTAAAGCCATTCCAATAGGTATTTTTGCTAATTCATAAGTCGTGCTAGATGTTACTAATCCTAAAATTAAAAATATTATTTCCATTATCTGCCTTGCCCTCTATATTTTTTATATGTTGAACTCTTATTTAAGTTTTTTTTATGACGACCAATCTTTTTTTTACTTCTCTCTCGATAAGTATTAACTCCGAAAGTTCCCTTTTTTGCCATTTATTTTATCCATCATTTTACCCATTTCTAAATCTTTAATTCTTAAATCTTCTTTTAATATATCTATTTCTTTTTTTAAATTGCTCATTTCAGGAGAACTATTCCCAATTCCTTTTATGATAGTTAATTCTCCTTCAGCTTCTTGCCTTTTCTTTTTTTCTTCTCTCCACATTTCTAATAATTTACTATAATCATTCAATCTTCGTTCTTCTGTTTGTCGTTTTGATTCTTGATAAGATTCTTCTAGTGTTTTCTTTTCTTTCTCGGCTTCTTCTAAAAAGTCTTTTTTTGTTTCATCATTCATTTTCTTTTGATTTATTTTCATACATTGTTACTTTATCCATCATAAGTTTATCAGCTTCTTTTTTAGTTTCTTCTACTGCTTTTACTTTTTCTAATTTTAATTTTTCTATTTGTTCATCTTTTTTATCATTTTGTAGAGTAGCAATAGTTATTTCGTCTTTTAATATATCAATATCTTTTAATAGCTTTTCTTCTCGTTCAACTATTCTATCTTTTAAAGTTGACATATAAGAAATAGCATCAATATTTTCTTCTATTGTTTCTTCAATCCATTCAGGAATAGATTTACTATTATCACTCATTGTTCTTTTAAACTTTTCCATTCCTTGTTGGTGTCTAGCAAATATTCTATTAATAACATCATTAATTACTGGATCAGAAGTTTTAACTGAATATTTTTTC